CATTTAGCTGTAAAATTTCGTTAAGCGTACCACCAGCTAAAAAAACGTGAAAGTGTTTTTGTCTAGGATATTCAACAAATTCTGTCACCGCACAACTGTTCTCAAGAGGCCACAACTGATAACGGTGACCAAGAACGCCAAGAGCAATATCGTCGAAAGTGTGAGTATCGCCAGAGTAAGCCAAAGCGTTTTCAATCCAAACTTTACACCTGACAAGCTCCTCTGTAAGAGTATTTCTGGCATTATTTGTCATTAAGCTATGCTTTTTATCATCAAAGTTACAGATGGAACTGCTGGGCAAAATGTTTCTGCAGCGTATGATTTCAAGGCTGTATCTAGGTCATCTACGGCAAACATTGCCTCTAAATAGTCATTTGCAGATACATCGAATATGGCCGCCCTTGCTATGGTTTTTGCCTCATCGTTATCGTGCAACGTTATTCTCATGGTGGAACCAGTTACGTCAGTTCCGTTTAACCTTGGCCAAAACCAAAATGTTTTTGCATTCGCTGACTGAGAATTTAGTTGTGCAGTAAAGTGAATATAGTATTTTCCTGCTTTTTGAAACACTATTCTACTGCTGGGACTGCCTACAGATATATTTTTTGAATATGCCGTTTGGCCCCAAGTTATAGCTGTTGCGGTATCAACTGTTCCTGCGGTTTGATCGCTAAAATCTAAAAATGCGCCATATCCATAGCCCATGTATTCATTGTCGCCATAGGCAAGAGGAACCCATTCCCCGTCAAGAGAAACAACTGGATGCTCGATTGAGCGATCCCACATGAGAACGCCATCTTCTGCGGCTGAGTCTCCGTTGGTTAAACTTCTTAGAACATCTCTTGTCCTAGTTAAGAATGCATTTAACCTTTCAGCCCATATTTGCCAATTTCCCGTATTTGGATTTGGCGGTAAAGGCGAACTCAACGGTTTCCTCCCGGCTTGGCTTCAATCCTCATTACGCCAGACCTCCAAGCAGTATTTCTCGCGCCGTCAACGCGCATCCTTACCTGCCTTCCGCTAAACCTAACGTCAGTCGGGCTTGACATGGTATATGGCCCAAACGACGATTCTGAATCATTTGGATAGAACCTAGTTTTAAACGTTACGGTCACGTCACCTTGTGTTTTCTCGTCAGGAATAAGGCTTGTAACTTTCATTATGTTATCGCCAGCGCCAAGGCTTATTGGGCCGGTTTCTGCAAAAACGTCATAAGATCCATGCCCCAATTGCTCGCTTAACTCTTGGTCGTAAAGGTTTCCACTCGCGTCAACCCATATTGGATTTGTGAAAACTCCACGATCAACACCGCAAGTTCTATCGATTTCGCCTATTTCCCAGTGCTTTTCAAGGTAATCAAAAGCTACATATTTGTTGTTCTCTAATGAGTCATTGCTTGGATAAAACCACCATATTTCTCCGTACTGACTGTTGTGTACTGCGTAGGTCTTGCTTATTTGGTTTTTGTTTATATCAGCAAAAACATAATCAGATACGTCACATGGAATCTCTCTTGCTATAGATCCATCAAACACAAAAAATCCTCTTGCCCCCATCCAAAAAGCGCCATCGTCAATTGATGCAATAGCCTTTCGAGATATAAGACCGCAAGCTGTTCCAACTCTTTCAAACCCGTAAACAAACGGTGGCCCTTGATAAGTAGCAGAATGCGCGTCGTTATCAGTTACGATCAAAGTTTTACCTCTAACTCTAACGGCGGCCATAATTTGGCCATTTGTCTGCAACTCAATGTCGCCAGCCTCGTTTGTGGCGGCTGGAGTCCACGTCGTGTTATCTTCCCTATCGCACCATTGCACTTTTCTTGGATTGTTGCCTGCTCCAAGAGCAAATAAGAATCTTTCTTCTGTAACTATCAATCCTAAGTTATTAACAGGTGCGTTTGATATCTGCGCGGCTACAACTCCAGTATTAAGTTGCCACTCATATAACTTGCCATCTTGAGGAGAACAGGCAACGAGATACTCGCCCCAGTTATCCAATGACCAAGTTGTGGCCTCCTGAAATACTCCAGTATTTGGCCTTTCAACTCCGTAATATCCAAGTCCATAATATCCTCCTCCATATCCAAGATTAACTGCGGCATCTTCTGATCCAACAGTTAGCCCGGATGGAGTGATCTCAACTACGGTTCCAGACGCGGTAACGTGAAACAATTTTGCATAAGTTCCAGCAACTATGTGACTGTCATCTGAGTTATCAACCCAAATGTGCATTCCTCTGGCGGCGGCATCAAATCCAGAAGCAACTCTGGTAGACCAACCGCCCACAGGCCTCATCGAGCCGTTATGCCAGCGAACCAAACTAGCATCTCGCCATCTGTTTGATTGCTCAAATTCTGTGCCGTTTCTAAAAACTCCGGCCTGTATCTGTAGTGGTATTAGAGCCATTTGTTACTTCCTTATTAAATCTATCACATGACCTAACATATCAAACTCGTGCCATTTAACTGCCATATTGTAAGATTTAGGCATAGCGTGATGATTGTTGTGATATGCGCTATCTAACAGTATCGGTATTGGCAAATTCATCGATTTATCGTTAGTTTCAAAGTTTCTGTATCCAAATTTATGCAGTATTACGTTAGTAAATGACGACATATGGAATGCGTAAATAACAGGCAAAACAAACAAATACAAAGTCGCCTTAAAGTCAAAAAAGCTAGAAATAATGATAATTGACCAATATATTTTGTAATAGTGTTTATTTGTGTTTTTGTGTATTTTGTCCTTTGACAGCCTTTTTATTGTCTTTTGGCAGATAACAAAGTTCTTGTTCGTACCTATCCAAAACCAAGTCCTAAACCATGAGCTTGCTGGATGCGGATCTCCGTCCTGATCAGCGTTCTTATGGTGAGTAACATGGTTTGCCGCCCATACCATTGGCGGCCCTTGCAAGCACATAATTGATAAAAAATTTAATATTTTTTCAACAAAAACGCTAGTTTCAAACGAATTGTGAGCTAAATATCTGTGACAGTAAATTCCTATGCCTAAATGGGCAAACAAAAACACTCCGGCGGCAGTCAGCCATAAGAATTTAGCGTCAAAATATAGAAAAATGCCTACTATCCCGATTAAATGTATGAGCGCCTGAGATATAAGTAATTTATGGTGTTGTTTCATGTTATTTAAACCAAGGACCGACAATCCATGTAACTATGCTACGCCTTATGCCAGACGTTACTGGCTCGACTCCATGATTCATAAAGCTCGGGAACGCGATAACAGTGCCTTTGCTTTGATTTGGATATATCCTCTCTGAGCCATGTTGTAGATAGAATTTACCGCCTTCAAAATCATCATTTAGAAACGCCAATACAGTTATTTTTCTGCACTCTTTTTCACTTGGATTAATCCACGAGTCAACGTGAGTCTTGTAATGTCCGTTTTGATCGTAACGCAAATACTCGCACTGATTGCTCCTTGTTACATCAAATTTCCATGATCTTTGGTTAATGTTAAATCCAATACCTGTCAAAGTTGCGCCTATGCCAATTTCATTTGTGATTCCTAATCTGCTGACATCTCTAACATTAAGATCAACTATTCCATGCCCTACGGTTCCAACTCCAGCCTTCTCAAAATCTTCTGTTTGCTCAAACTTTTCTATCATCAGATCGCATGATGCTTTTGATATGGCATCGTCCACATACCAAAAGAATATTTCATCGTTCGATGTATCTTTATCATCCATATGCGACAGGCATTGTCTTTTGTCAAACTTCCATTCTGCGTTTGGCCCGTCTTGGTCAACGTAATGTAAAAATACTTGCGCCTGCCATTCGCCTTTAAATTCTTCTCTCCAATGTGGAGCGTCGCATCCTCGATATATAACAGCGTCACCAACATTTGGTGAAAACTTTTGAATATTTTTTACTCTATATATCTCATTATCGTGACCAATAATTCCTTGATCTATTTCAGATCCTTGATCAGCTACAAAAATAGGCCAAACTTCAGAATCAAATCCAAGAGTGATTGTTGCGCTTATTTCGCACGATGGCCTGTCAGTATGACATAGCAAAACTTCGCCTTTTTTATAATATCTTGCGTATGCATATGTTGGAAAAAGTTTTTTGCCTGTTTCCATTTCCATTTTCGGCAAAAATTCTTCTAACAATTTTTCAAGTATAGGATCACGCTTTAGCGGTGCGCTTATTGTGCATTGAACGTCTGGAACATAATTTCCAGATTCAGAATGCTTTCTCAAGTAATCAGTTAAATAAGCACAATTATCTGGATGTAAAGCATTCTCGACCAGCTTAAAATTACGCATAAATCCTTTCTATCATTTCATCAATTTCTATATTAAAAATTAACTGGATCATCTTTCTTGTGTTTTTTCTGACGTAATGTATCAATCTTCTATCTTTGTTGCCCTTTTTGATGTTTTCTTCTGCCTGAATATCAGGCAATACTGAATGTATTTTTTGAGGATTGAGTATCCATACGTCGCCGGGCTTGGCGCAGAATCTGTAAACAACATTAAGATTTTCTGGCTTTACGTTGTAATAAGTGCCGCCACCATCAGTTGTCCATCTATCGTCGAACTCATCTTTGCCCTCCCAAAACGATGTAACTTCATTGTTTGTGCTTAGATAAAAGTTGATAACAGATTTATCTTTTGTGTGTAAATGAGGACTTAATAACTTTAAATCAGTAATAGATGAATCAATACAAAAATCTCTTACTTGCGGTAAGAGATTTAAGTAGTCGTCAATTTCTAACAAATTTCGCCTAATTAAACTTGGCCTGTTAGATATTTTCAGTTTTCCATGCTCGCTTAATATCTCTCTATCCCGATCCTCTGGGATTGGAAAACTGATATCTAGCTGTTTTGCGTACATCAAACAAATTTTATACCAAAACAATCCTGATTAGCGGTAACCGTTGTATCAGATGATTTAATCTTTAATTGAGTTGGATTTGTAATCGTTTGTCCGTTTACTGCCAAAGAGCCATCGCAAAACATGATTTTCGTCCCAACTGGCAATGTCTCGGAGCTTCCTGCTGACAAAAACCATTTCTCGCAATCTGGCAAATAGTTGTTATTTGCTTCTGCTGGTACGCACCAAACCTCAGTGTCGCCAACAATCGTATGGCTTACCGTTCCTGAAAACGTTAAATCATCTGGAGTGATCCAAGATCCAGTTGGCCAATCTGGCAATGCCTCATTTGTAGACATTACAACGTTATTTACCATCGAGCCTTTAGTGAAATAGTTAAACCATTTTCTATTGGCGGCATAAGCTGGAAAATATGGCTCTGCATCTTTGAATATATTGTTATATACAAGAAAGCCAAATGCCCTGTACATTTTCCTTTGCATTTTTATACCTCCACCGATGGAATTTGCTCTTCTGGAGAGTTATTAACCAAAAGGTCTGAAACATTAAAAGTTTGAACTTGATTAACCATATTTTTATATGAGTTAATCTTGTCTGGGCTATTCTTGAAAGACTCTTGCCTTTCAAATTCCTCACACATAGAGATTCCACATCTAGCCAATTCAGCCATTACCTCTTCTGTAGTGTTTGCGTCAGGCCACATTAATACAGGCTGGAATGCAAACGATCTGTAATCATCTGGATTGCTTGATTGCGTAGTATCAGAAGCAAATGAACAAATTAATGATCCACTTTCTTCATCAAAATCTATTATTTTTACTGTAACTGTTTGCATGATGTCCTCTTTTTAAGAAACTTGACCTAATCTTGTTCCGGTTGCTGGATATGTAACGTATGGATTTCCTACTAAATAAAAACCTCTAGTGCCGCCGCTTCCTGTGCTTCCATTTGGTGTGGTGTTTATTCCAAACGGGCCAGATGTTCCGGCGTTTCCATTAGCACCTTGACCGCCTCCAGACCCGCCGGGGGCCGCCCAACCTGGCCCCATAGCGCCACCAGAACCTCCAGAAGTTAACGTACCAGCGCCTCCAGCCCCTCCCGGATTGCCCGGACCTTTTGCCCCTCCTGATCCTCCATTATATCCTGCACCGCCGCCACCGCCATTGCCACTAATATAAGTATATGTTGGTGGATTTTTTGGATTTCCCGGATATGTCGAGTAAACATAAGCTGAAGATCCGCCGCCGCCTCCGCCGCCTCCGGCTAGTGTGCCGTTATTGGTCATTACGGTCGGGAAACTTACATATACAGCGTTGCCTCCTGTTCCACCGCCACCGCCACCTCCATTTGGAGCGGCACCTCCATTACCTCCATTACCACCTCTTCCAATTATTGTTCCGTTATTAACAACGGTTACAGTGTCGCCGGGATTAAAACTTCCGGGAATTGAAAGGGCGTAACTTCCGGTAGAATTTGATCCTACTGCGACTCCCGGATTAATTGTCAAGGTAATGTCTGTAGATCCTGCAGAGTATCCCGGATTAGCAGAAACGGCAGTATACAAATTGTAATTTTGAGTATTTCCAGTAATTGTTAATGGCAATCCAATCCTATTTTGAGCGCCATAAAAATTACCGATAGCTATTTGCCCAGAAGTTGGCACTGCCGTATTGCTTGGCGAGTTTGGAACAAGACCTCCACCTCTATAAAACTCACTCATAGAATGAGGGGCAGTATCCGAAAACTCAGAAGCTATTTGGCTAATACTTAAAGTTCCGCTACTTGGTAATGGCATTTACTTATCCTTTACATTGTGCCGTATGCGGTCACGTTTCCAACAACTGTAAGATTTCCAGAAGCATCTAGCTTCATTTTGTTCACACCGCCTGTAGCGAAATACAACACGCCAGCAGATTCTGTGACTGTCCAGTTGCCAAGATCGACTGTAGTAATATTAGCAGTAGTTGAGGTAAGAGTAGTTATTGTTGCTGATGATAATGATCCGCCAGTCGCAAGTTTTGAGTCTAGCTGAGTTTGTATTGCCGACGTAACTCCGTCAGTATAATTTAGCTCAGTAACAGTTGCTGTAATGCCGTCTAATGCATTTAGTTCTGTGGCTGTAGCTGTAACTCCATCAAGAATATTAAGCTCTGCGGCGGTCGATGTAACTGCAACTCCATTAACCTTAAGAGTTGATAGATTTGGCGCAATAGCCGTTGTTCCATCTAGCAAATCATCGAGAGTATCTAAGTTAGTATTTAACTTGGTTCCCCAAGTATCTTCAGATGCGCCGACTTCTGGTTTAGTGAGGCCGTAAGTCGTCGTTGTAGTATCAGCCATTTAACTCACCTTTTTCTTATTCTTTATTTAAAGAATCTTTTAGCATTTTAACAAATGCTTGTTTGCCTACATTAAGTTGGTCAAGATTAAATTGAGTAGAAGCTACTTTTCTATCCAGATCGGCAACATGGTTTACCAGTACTTTCTGCTCTTCAGTCATATCTTCATAGCTATATTCAACATCATCAATAACAATAGGC